ACGGTGTTGATGATATTCTAGAAGCAAGTTATAGAAATGCATCTAGTGTTGATACACCACTTACAAAAATAAATAGATCTGAATATCAAGCATTTTCAAATAAAACATCTACAGGTGTTCCTTCACAATATTTTGTACAAAGATTTATTGATAGAGTAACTATTACTTTATATTTAACTCCAGGATCCACTGAAGCCGGAAACTTTTTAAACTATTATTATGTTAGCAGGATTCAGGATGCCGGGGCCTATAGTAATGAGGCAGACGTACCTTACAGATTTGTACCTTGTATGGTAGCAGGTTTATCATATTATTTATCACAAAAATTTAAACCAGAATTAGTTCAACAAATGAAATTACTTTATGAAGATGAACTCAAAAGAGCATTAGAAGAAGATGGTTCTTCATCTAGTTCTTATATAACCCCGAAAAATTATTATCCAAATGTCTAGATCCAATGGTAAATACGCACAATTTATTTCTGATAGAAGTGGACAAGCATTTCCATATAAAGAAATGGTCATTGAATGGAATGGATCAAGAGTACATACATCTGAATTTGAACCAAAACATCCACAATTAGAACCAAAACCAACACCTGCTGATCCACAAGGATTAGAGAATGCAAGACCACAAACGTTTTCAGTTCAAAGTGGAGATGGTGGATTTATGAATGTAGATTTAACTTTACCTGGAGACTTTGCGTTTCAATCAAACAATGGTATGATACCTGATAATGGATCTTCTGTTAATAATAGAAGACAGGCATTAGTAACATTAGGAAGTGTAACGGTAACAACATAATGACATACGCAGAATTAGTACAAAAAATTAGAGACTATACAGAAGTAGATTCAAATGTTTTAACATCTACTATTGTAGATGGATTTATATCTGATGCAGAATTTAGAATTTTAAGAGATATAGATTCTGACAATAATAGAAGATATGCAACAGCTAATTTAGTAGCTGGACAAAGATTTATAGATACTCCAGATAATTTATTGGTAGTTCGATCTGCACAAATAGTAAATGGTGGATCGGGTAGTACTAGAAACTTCTTAGAATATAGAGATACAAGTTTTATGTCAGAATATAATTCTACAGGTGCTACAGGAGAGCCAAAATACTACAGTATGTGGGATCAAGACACGATTGTTTTAGCTCCTATACCAAGCTCTACATATGAAATTCAATTAAATTATATCTTGAAAGATCCCGGTTTATCGAGTACAAATACTACTACATATTTAAGTCAAAATTTTCCCAATGGCTTACTATATGCATGCTTAGTTGAAGCATTTAGTTTTCTAAAAGGGCCAAATGATCTCTTGCAATTATACGAAGGAAAGTATAAACAAGTGGTAGAAGGCTTCTCTATAGAACAAATGGGAAGACGAAGACGAGATGAATATCAATCAGGTGTTCCTCGAGTCGGCGGAAAATAATAATAAGGAGATAAACTATGGCTATAACACAGGCACTTGCAAATTCTTTTAAAAAAGAATTATTGGAAGCTGATCATGACTTCACGCAAACGACTGGTGACAAGTTTAAAATCGCTCTTTATTCTTCTTCAGCTACTCTAAACTCAGCAACTACTTCTTACACAACTTCACAAGAAGTTCCAAACAGTGGTCAATACGTAGCAGGCGGTGGAGCATTAGTTAATAATGGTACATCAATTGCATCAGGTGTTGCGATCGTTGATTTTGCTGATAGATCATTCACTGGTGTGACTTTGACTGCTAGAGGAGCTTTAATCTATAACACTTCAGCGACTGTAGCTAATGCAGCTGTTGCAGCTTTAGATTTTGGAGCAGATAAAACAGCGACATCAGGAACTTTCACAATTCAGTTTCCAGCATTTACAACTTCAGCAGCGATACTAAGAATCTCTGGTTAATAGCGGTAGGAGGTAAATTCCTATGGCAACTTGGGGAACGCTTACATGGGGCACAGGTAACTTTGGTGCGCAAAATGATATTGACACTTTAGTTAGTGGAATAGGTGCGTCTTTTAACATAGGAACTATTACAGCAACCGGAGAAATAAATATAGGTTGGGGTTCTGATACTTGGGGTTTTGAAACTTGGGGTATATCAGGACAAAATGCGGATGTAACTGGAATTGCGTTATCTTCAAATTTAGGAAGTGTTACAACAACTGCTAACGCAAATATAATACCGACCGGCGAAGAAATTACTAGTACTACAGGAACTGTAGAAGCTTTTGCATCTTTCACAATAGAAGTTACTGGTCTTCCAATGACCATGACTTTAAGTTTTGATCCAGAGATAGTTACTCCTGTTAGTGAACAATTAACAGCGAATTTAGGTACAGCCACATTAGATGCAAATACTATTGCAGAAGTATCTACAACTGTACCATCTTACTATGGTTCAGAAACATGGGGCTTTGGTGCCTGGGGCAATGAACCTATAGAAACATTAGCCATGAATTCAAATGAAGGAACTGTGGATCCTTCTCCTGATGCTGAAGTAACAGGTATTGGATTTAGTGCTTCTTTAGCCGTAGGTACAGTAGTAATTGGTGAAGCTAATGTAACAGTTGTTGGAGAAGGTTTTGCAGCCGGTCTTGGAGTAGGTAATTTAGATGCAGTAACTCTGGCGGATGTCAGTGGAATAGCTATGTCTGCTAATATAGGCACCCTTTCAGCTAAAGGTTTTGCTAATGTATTTCCTACAGGAATAGGCTTGACAATGAGTGTAGGAACTAATAGAACTCTAATATGGAACCAAGTAAATACAGGTACAGCGCCTACTTGGACAGAAGTTGACACAGCTGCATAAATTTTATAAAATAAACGTTATAAGGAATTTAAAAATATGGCAAACTCAACATCAGCTAATTTAAAATTAACTGTACAAGCAACTGGTGAAAACTCAGGAACTTGGGGACAGATTACAAATACAAACTTATTAATTCTTGAACAAGCTATTGGTGGTTATTCTGGTTTAACAGTTAATGACACCGTTGGAAATACTTTAACTTTTACAAATGGTGCTTTATCAAATGGTAAAGACCAAGTAATTAAACTAACAGGTACATTAGCTGCAAACGTTAATGTTGTTGTTCCAGATTCAATTGAAAAAACTTACATCATTCATGATGGTTGTGACCATGCAGGTTTCACTTTAACTTTCAAAACTAGTTCAGGTACAGGTGTATCTTTATGTGAAGGTCATAAATATGTTTTATATTCAGATGGTACTAATATTGAAAAAGCTTCAGAAGAAAGAATATGGAGAGCAATCACTTCAGCTGAAACTGTACAAACAGGTGCACAAATTTTAGCAAATACAAATGGTGGAGCATTTACAATTACTCTTCCTGCTTCTCCAAGTGCAGGTGATGAAGTTTCATTTATTGACCAAGGATATGATTTTAATACAAATGCATTGACTGTTGGAAGAAACGGATCTAATATAGCAAACAGTGCAGCTGACCTAGTTGTTAACACACAAGGTGCTGGTTTTAGTTTAGTATATTCTGGAGATGCTACAACAGGTTGGACTTATAGGGAGAAATAGAATATGGCAAATTACGAAGCAACTAAATACGATTTTGATGGAGCTAACCTTACAGGTATTGAAGGTATTCCAACAGCAACAATTGTGCCGTGGTCAGATTCATCTGTACCTTCAGGTTTCTTAGAATGTAATGGTGCTGAAGTTTCAAGAACTACATACGCAGATTTATTTGCAATTGTTGGTACGACTTATGGTGCAGGTAATGGTTCAACTACTTTTGATTTACCAGACCTACAAGATAACGTAGCAGTTGGAAAATCAGGAACTAAAAATTTAGCATCAACTGGTGGAGCAAACACTGTGTCTTCAACTGGAAATGTTGGCGGGTCTACAGCAAATGCTTCTTTATCAGTAGCTCAACTTGCTGCTCACTCTCACAATATGAACGTTGGTGGTAGAGCCGCGTCTCAAAACCAACTTGACCAAGATTTACCTAACCAAGCGCCTGAAAACAAACAAACAAACCAAACAGGTTCAGGTAGTGCTCACCAACACAACATGAGTGCTAACTTTACAGGAGACGCAACATCAGTGTTACAACCATATTTAACAGTAATT